CGGTACCTGACTCGACAGTTCCCACCACAGTGAGTCCTGAATAGACCACATCACCATCATCCTGTGTGATAGAGCCGTCATAGAGCTGTTCAGCTGCATCATCATCAATATTGAACGGAGAATTAAGTGTAATAATGTTGTCAGTTGATCTGTCAGACGGATCAGCACTGGTAATGTCCAGCAGGTCATTCCCACTCATCTGTGCATCGTCTGCCAGGCTCTGTAAGAATCTATGCAGTTCAAGAACAGTGAAATATGTTGAACCGCCACCTGTGTAACGGATGTCACCATTCAGGTCAACGGTAAAGTCATCTTCAATTGCCATGGACTATTCTCCTTTGTAGGGATATATGAAAGAGTGACCATGTTACGATTTAAACACTATTCCTCGGTCTTAGGTAGTATTGTATCTGGATTCTTCTGTTGAAACTCTTTAACAGGATACCACTCTTTCCATCTCTGATGGGTGACCGGATGTTTGAACTCGGCCTCGATGTATTCTTCATCTAACTTGGCCCTCTTCAGAGAAACAGGTTCTCTGGAATGACCGTTAGTGTCTATGATCTGCATGAAGACCACAGATGTGGAACATATAGGTCACTCTTAAACACTATGTCGGACTAAAAAAAGGATTGTGGATGCTCTATTGAGGGAGTCAACTAGAGCACCCACGTTTGGGGGCTAAAGAGGCTGAAGAGGGATTCTTCAGTTAGGATGAGGGGGACTGGAAGTCCCCGCAAGCTTCACTCAACTACTTGGATCATGGGAACAAACTGTCCCTTCCACCAGTCAAGAGTACTGCTGCATCTCTGTTGATTGGACCACAGGCGAACCTCTGAGTCATGACAATGCCTTGCATGTCACGCAGAATATCGTCGTAGTTCTCAACACTCAATGGTCTCCTCTCTGCGAATACCATGAACTCGCTTGAGTCGAACATAAGAGCATACCCTGACGTAAACTCGCTTGATGTGACAACTCTCATTCCACCGATTGTACCAATCACGCCACCTGTTGCCATCGAACTTCGAATGTGATCAGGTAGCACGAAGTATGCTTTCTCACTTGCTCCAATGAAGTCTCCTTCACCGGTCATGAGATCAACCATCTGGTATGGATGGATAAGTAGTGTATCAGGGGTGTAGTGCTCAAGACGTAGTAAAGCCAATCCAAGTGTGATTGCCTTCCAAGATAGGACACCGCCAGTTGGCTGGTCGCCCATCTGTACGTAGTGGTTGCTTACGTTTTCACCGATTCCACCAACGCCACTGGATACCGCGGAACCATTAGGCACGCCTTGGATCATTGCGTTCATAGCAATTCTATCTTCCAGTCTTGTCATAGCCTTAGTGGCCATGTCCAAGTTCCTTCGGATGACGTCCCATTTTGAGTCCTCGACCATTTCATTGGTGATCAGCGGTCGTACAGCGGTCTTACCTACGACAAGTGTGTACTTCTCATATGTACCCTTCCGGGCTGGTATCTCGCTGCCTTCTGCGATCTGTACAGCGTCGAAACCTCTCTCCTTCAGCCATGTGTAGGAGTCGGTATCGATTGCAATCTGTTGACACAGACCACGAGCAACACGGGCTTCCTCAGCAACTGTGAGGATGTTCTCCTGGATTACCTCAGGAATCAAGAGCTTCTGACTGTCTCGTTGAATGGAGGCGTTGATTTCATCTAATGTTGGATTGAAGAGTGAAAACTCCTCAAGTGGCCTCTGTAGCGTAATGTTTTCCTCAAAGAGGTCAACTCGCTCGACCAATGCTGTTTCTGCTATTGCCATTTTTATTTACCTCCAAAGTAGTATCTCGAAGTGCGGATGGTTAGTCTCGTCCAAGTCATCAGCATCAAAGACGTGAGTTGCGTGAGATCCAACGGTGGCGTTGTTTCTTGCAATACCAACGGTGGCATACATCTCAGCAGCTGTTGATTCATCGTTGAGTCCGAACATACCGTCGTGACGGTCTGCACCAGAGTCACCTTCATCGCTCAACATCACACCTGATCCTGAAACTACAGACTCAGCGGCTAATCCCAAGACAACACAGTTGTTTAGGACTGTGATGTTGTTAGCACCTTCCTGGGCATCATAATCAATGGTCCAGTTCTCGGCAGTATAGGGAGTCCTTAGGAGTTCCGCATATGCCTCGTATGGCCATCGTGTGAATGACACACCAGCAAAGAAGAGGGAATCAGTTGCCCAGTTGTCATAATCACCGACTTCGCATGTGTATGCGGTGCCTGTGAATGACAGGTATTGATGCATTCTTGCGGTTACTATTGTAGTTGGATCAAACAACAGGGTTGTTTGTGTACCAAGTGTAACTTCTCCACCGGACATTATTCATTCCTCCCTAAGGCTTTCGTTATGTTGCTTTTAACCAGTGCTTGGTACTCTTGGTAATGTGGATTCTGTGAGTCCAGTGCCCAGCGCCTTACGGTCTTCTTAGCACTTTCACTTGTCCTCATATCACCCAGAGCCTGTCGGAGACCAGACTTGATCTCCTCACGAGCGTAGGTAAGAGGTGGAACCTCCGACTTCTTCTCGACTGGATTTTCGGCAACGACTGCCTTGCTTCTTGGGGGATCAATCTTCTCAAGAATGCTTGAAAACTTCTTGAGATCATCGATCTTAGCCTGTAGGACTTCGGTAGACTTAGCCTTTAGCTCTGTCTTCCTGACCTTCTCGTCTTCAGACTTTGAGATGTTGGCGACAACCTCCATCTCGAAGACTCTGTCTACGAGAGCGGTCTTCTCTCTTTCGCGGAAGAGCTCGATTTCTTTATCGGCATCTTCCTTATCTTTATGGAGTTGTTCTTTCTCAGCTTTCAGAGATCTGATCTCTTCGGCTAAGGCCAACTCCTCATTGTTGTCCTCAGACATTTTGTGTTCTACTCCTGCTTTACGCAGTTGTGTTTTGTATTCACTGCTCTCTACCAACATTTCCATGGCGGAGAACATTGAATCGTAAGTTACGTTTGCCGACGCACGTGGGTCAGCAGGGAACGGTGTTACTGAGAGCTCTCGAAATGTCAGGCCACGCCCAATGGCTGTGGCGAGTACACCCTCTCCGTCCGTTTCGTAAGATTTCCCGATGTGATGTGAGCAGTGTCTCATATCTTTACTACAGATAGAACATTCAATTACATCGGCGACTGCACCAATGCTGACCGTGCTAATATCACCGACCTTTACTGCCTCAGCAACGGGATGTGATTTTCTAATTCGAGCTATGTATGAGATGGTACCATCAAGTCCGGCTCTCTCTTCCCATGCCGCAACGAGTACCTTTCCAGCCACTCCTTCACTCTTCTTTGCATGGTCAACCATGACGGGTTGACCAGCAAGAGTGGGAGCAGCAGCTTCTAGCTCCTCAGCGAGATAAGTGTGAAGATTTGATGTGGTGATAGGATGTATCGCATCACCAACAATATAGAAGTGTGTGTCAGATTCTTGTGCTGATTCTTCAAGATAATCAAACCGGGCTTCTTCAAGACCATACATCACCTTTACGGCAGGTCTCTTGAGTGTTGAAAGTGCAGAGTCAAAACTCTCATGGGTCGTAATACTTGAAACCCATTTCATTGTGCCATCTTCTTCAAGTGCCAATTTTGCTCCTTCCTCATCACTCGGATGTTGGCCTGTGGACTTAACGCAAGTAGCATAGGCATAATCATTCACCCTCTTGTCATCCCATTCTGGGTGATCTTTTCTAGTTTTGCGGGCATTGTCCTTCAGCCTTCTCGTGGACCAACCCGTCCCGACCAACGACCAGCGACCACCACGTCTTGTGAGAATCGTGAATGTAGATATGACTAGCACATCTACTAATGTAGGGACGAGTCAGCAAGAATGAGTTACGAGGTTCCCGATTTAAACACTATTGTCCCTAACGTTTGTTTGTTCCCTCAATTACCTCTTGCACAAAAAAATGAGGTCAATTACCTCTTTTTTAGAGACTTCCTTCTAATTGCGAGTTTCTTTGTCCTGACCGGTAATTTACCCTTCTTTAATTCCTTGGTCATCTTTCGATCAGGTCTGAGTTCTTTCGCCTTTCTCATTACACCTTTGGTGTCACGCTTATGCACACTCAAGCCTTCTGTCTCCTGGCCCTGGCTCTGAATTGTCTGGTCACGCTCTTACTCCTCATCATACCAATAGGAATATCAGCGCCAGCCTCCTTTGCCAAGAGAAGAGCCATGATACCACCCTTCTTTCTGGTCTGGGTCTGTTTCACGCCACGCGAGCCATCATAGATACCGCCTCTGCGTTTTGAGTGTCTACCACTACCGCTCATGTGCCAACATTAGCCCCCTGTTTCTTTGGAGTGGCGCCCTTTGGTTTCTCGGACTTCTTCTTGTCATCTCCCCCACCACCGGTACTCTGCTTGGGGCCTGTTGTTCCACCACCAAATGCTGGTCGTGCCTCTGCCTTTGCCTTTTCTAGTTCCTTCTGACTATCAATCCACATATGACCATCTGGTTGCTCAGGGAGCCTCATCAGTCTTCTTACCTCTTCACGTGAGGAAATGTCATTGGTGTAGAGGTTCATAGATCTCAACACGATCTGCTCTTCGGTGACCATCGGTCTAAAGACAACAGAAGGAATACTCTTCCACTCACTCCTACTAATTTCATCATCAATTCCGACGACAAGTGGGAAGATGTCCTTTCTAACAAGATGAGCAAGCATCCTTTGTAGGACAACAATACGCCTGCTGAATGATTCAAGTTGAATAGTTGCACTTGCCAATGTTCCTTGCACTGTACCACCCATGAGTACCACAGGTACGCTCAGACCAGCAAACACATCATCCCTCAACATTTGAAGGTATGACTCCATCTTCATGGCGACCTCTCCAGCACCAAGGACATTGAATGATATCCATGATGGCATGACAATATCATCACCAATGTTGCTAACGGCCAGATATTCAAAGAACTGGTTCATCATCTCATCGCTTGCAGGGGTGTTCTCATCACCAATGAGCCATAGAATCTTTGGTGCTGCATAGCGTCTGCTTATTACACCAATGTCAAGACGCATCCCCTGGTATATTGTGAGTGATGCCAACATGGGTTCTATGACAGAGAGTCCATACTCAGCCCCAGGTATGGCATTGTCCTTGAT